CGACCTGCGCAAGCAACTGGAGGCCGCGCGCCATGATGACAAAACGTTTTCTGCCTGGGCTGACAGCCCTTTGCCTGACGCTGCTGTGCGCCTGCTCCAATCCGGCGCCGCGCGTTGAGGTTGTGCGGCAAGCGCCCCCGGGCGCGTTGCTTGCCCAAACGCCGGAACCTGTGCCGCCTGCCCAGGGCGCGACCAACGGCGAGCTGCTGGACTACGCCATTGAACTGCAATCCGCCCTGCAAAACTCTAACGACGATAAAACAGCCCTGCGCGGGCTTTACGAGGATGCACATGCAGGATCCCGAATCTCTCAACTACCTTGAACGCTTCCTGCAATTCATCCTCCTGCCGGCCAGCCTGTACGGCGCGGGCGGGGCGCTCATGCACTCAACCCGTAAGGGCCGCACCCTTGGCCAGGCAGTTATTGAAGTTGTTGGCGGCGTGGTCACGGCCAACATGGTTTGCCCGCTGATCCAGGCGGAAACCCCGGCCCAATGGCACTACACTCTTTTTTTTCTGGTTGGTTGGGGTGGGCTGGAGCTTGTGGGCAGGCTGTATGAGGCGGGCGTCTGCGCCCTGGAAAGGTACATTCAACGCAAGGTCAACCCCGGCGACAATGCCGGCACACCGCAATAAGGAGCTACTCATGGAAAAGAAAATTTCCCTCACGGTCAACGACAAGCCCCTGAACTTCACCGTCACCCTGGCGAGCTACAACAAATACATTAACGAGCTGACCCACATCAACAAGGTGGCCCCGGCCCGCAACTTCCTCATGCGCTCGGTGGACGAAGACAGCAAGGACGCCTTGCGCGAAATTGTGGATCTGCCCGGCTTCGGTGTGCAGTTGGTAGGGGCATTGCTCGAAGAATACATGCCCGATGTGAATATCATAGTGGGAAAATAGAAGCCCATGCCGCCTCGCTGACAGACGACGCGCTGGGCCAAATGCTGGCCATTTCGCGCCGCTGGTTTCCGCAGATGGAACCCAGCGAGGAGAGCATGGGTGAAGCCCTGTGGCTGGAAAAAGATTACTGGGAAAAGATGGCAATTGCTGTAGCTAACGGCATTGCCCAGGCCTTCAAAGGATAGGTTATGTCTGCACTGCAAAAACTCATGTTCGCCATCGGCGTGTCCGATCAGGGCAGTGCAAAAATTCTTGGCTTCCAAAAAGCCATTGACCGCACATGCCGCAGTGTTCGCCAGGATTTTGAGGGCATCAAGGCCGGGGCACTTTCCGCTGCCGGCGCTGGCATGAGCCTGTACCAGATGGTCAACCCCGCTGTGGACTTCAACCGGGCAGTTGGCGAAGTGCGCAGCCTTGGCACGGGGGAGGATGCCCTGGCCTACCTGCAAACCTCGGCCAAGCAATTCGCCGTGCAGTATGGGGGCAGCGCCGCCGAGGTCGTGCGGTCGTCCTACGACATTCAGTCGGCCATTGCCGGACTTGAAGGCAAGGAACTGGGCACATTTGCCATGGCCTCGGCCACTCTTGCCAAGGGCACCAAGGCAGACGCCGCCACCATCACCGCTTACATGGGCACCATGTACGGCATCTATAAGCAGCAAGCGGACAAAATGGGCCGCGCCCAATGGGTGGAGCAGCTCGCCGGCCGCACCGCCTATGCCGTGCAGATTTTCAAAACCACAGGCATGGAAATGAGCGCAGCATTTACCGCCCTGGGGGCCAACGCCCAGGCCGCGGGCATCTCCGCCCAGGAGCAAATGTCCGTGCTCGGCATGCTGCAATCCACCATGAGCGGCAGCGAGGCTGGCACCAAGTACAAGGCCTTTCTTGCTGGCGTGGGCAGCGCCCAAAAAGAACTGGGCCTCAAGTTCACGGACAAGAGCGGCAACATGCTGGGCATGGACACCATACTGGAAAAGATCAAGGGCAAATTTGGCGACACCTTGAGCGTCAATGAATCCGACCAGTTGAAAAAGGCCTTCGGATCGGACGAGGCCGTCAGCCTTATCAAGCTCTTGCTCAACGATACCACCAACCTGAAGAAAAATATTGCCGATATAGGCCGCATCAACAACATGGATCAGGCCAAAAAAATGGCCCAATCCATGACAGACGTATGGGCCCGGCTTGGCGGCGCGTGGGACGTTGTGCGCATCACCTTTGCCCAACGCATGCTGCCCACTATTGAAAAAGTGACGGACAAGATCGTGGGCTTTTTGAAGTATATTCAAAAATGCATGGATATTGCTCCGGGCCTAACGGGCAAATTGGGCCTCATCGTTGTCGGAGCCATTGCCCTTGCGGGCGTCATGGGCATTCTCGGCCTGGTCGTTGCCGCCAACAAGCTGGCCTTCTTGGGCATGACAACAATCTTTGGCCCGCTGATCGGCCTGTTGGGAAAGTTGAAATGGCTCTTTGTCGCCGCAAAAATTGCCGTGTGGATATTCGCCTTCACCGGCACATATCTCGCCATGATTTTCCAAATGATGGCTACCGGGGCTCTCAAATTTGCCGCCGCGCTGCTGGCAAACCCCATTACATGGATAGTCTTGGGCATCATGGCTCTGGTGGGCGCGGTTGTGGCCCTGGTCTACTACTGGTCTGACCTGGTCGCGTGGTTTTCCAACACCAGTTGGGGGCAAGGCCTTATCACCATGTTTCAGGATCTGCGCCAGTGGTGGAACGACCTCACCGCCTCCTTTACCGATGGCACATGGATACAAACCCTCATGGGCCTGCTGGATACCCTCATGGCTCCGCTGCGCTCCCTGGGCGACGGCATCGGCTGGATCGGCGAGAAGCTGGGCATCATCAGCGGCGAGGGCCCCAAGATTGAAGCCTCTGGCGTGGCGGCCCTTGCTGCCCCCAGGCAATCACAGATTCTGCCTGGCGGCGTGGCGGGACAGATCAGCAACGCCACCAACAACAGCGGCAAAACCATAACCATCGGCTCCATCACCATACAGCCGGAAACCATGCCCTCGCTCGAAGAAATGGAAGAGCGCGGCTGGATCGCGTGAGGCAACTATGGCTGGCACCCTTGGCTTTCCCCTGCAACTGACCGACCCCGGCAATTACTGGGATCTGCGCATTGTGGATAACGACATTGCGCTCGACGTGGGCCGCCAGCCCCTCAAGCTGGCAGACCGCGCAAGCATTGCCCAGGACATTGCCCACATGATCCGCGAGCGCGGCTACCTCACGGCCATGATTGCAGAGCGTGACGTGCGCAAACGCAAGTACCAGATGGTGCTCATCACCATCGCCGTGGACGACGACACGCGCATTGTGCCGGGCACGGCCAGAATTACGGAATCCGTAGCCGGGGAACTCTGGCTCACGGCAAAAACTGTGGACTACGGCGAGCTGACCCTCCAGCTTACCTATGCCCAAGCGGAGCAAGCAAATGGCTGATACAAGCACCACAGACGCCTTGTTCACGCAAATGGCCGCAGAGGCAGGCATGCCCACAACCGAAGCCGAGATGCAGCAGGCCTGGGCGCAGTGCAATGTGGAGGCCGGTTCCCCCTTCTCCAACAGTTCGGAATTTTCGCCCTTCTGGCGGCTTATGTCGGCCATTGCCACCAAGCCCAGCCAGTGGCTGCTCACCCTGCTGGTCAAGCATGCCCTGCCCAACGTCTTTTTAAAATACGCCTCGGGCGTATGGCTGGACGTGTACGCCTGGGGCGTGGACGTTACCCGCAAGGGGGCTGTAGCCGCCCAGGGCAGTCTGACCTTCAGCCGCAATCCCGGCACCGCTGGCGCTGTGGCCATACCTGCTGGCACGATTGTGGAAAGCCCGGCCATCAACGGCACCACCTACCGCCTCACCACCCTTGCCGCCGCCGTCATACCCGATAAGCAGGATAGCGCCCTGGTTGCCGTGCAGGCTGAAGCCACTGGCGCTGCCTACAACCTCGGCCCGGACTATTACTCCATTCTGCCCAAGCCCGTTTCCGGCGTCGCTTCCGTCACCAATGCGGACGGCTGGCTCACCACCGAAGGCGCGGACGAAGAATCGGACGAAGCCTTGCGCCTGCGCAGCCGCAACCAGTTTGCGGCCGTTGGCCAGTACCACCACGATGCCGCTTACCGGGCCATGATCGCCGCATACGCTGGCATCCGCGTGGACTACATATTTTTTGAGAAAGACGCCCCGCGCGGCCCGGGCACGGCCAATGCCCACATCATGACCGAATCCGGCGTTCCGCCGCAGGAGCTGGTGGAGGCTATCAATACCTTTGTCCAGACCAGCGGCAACCATGGCCACGGCGACGACTTGCGCTGTATGGCCATAACCACCACGCCCGTGGATCTGCGCGTCACCGTCTACCCCCCTGTGGGCATGGATGCGGCCAGGGCTGAAGCCCTGCGCCTTGGCGTGGAAAACAGGGTGCGCTGCGCCTTCAGGGAGAATACCGACTTCACACTCACAAGGGTGCTGCCGCTCACGCGCTTTTCCTTCTCCACGCTCTCGCAGGAGCTGCACGCCCAGTTGCCGGATCTGCGCAGCGTGGAGTTTACCCGCCCGGCTGCGGCAGGCGAAGCCGTTGAGAACGAATTTGTGTGGGTGGACATTGTGCCCGCCCGGGCGCTGCCTGTGCTGGCAAGCCTTGAGGTTGTGCTGGGGGCCGGGCAATGATCGACGACACCAAGCTGGATCTGCCGGAAGTAAGCTTCTGGATGAACGGGGCCAACGCGCAGGCCCTGTGCAAGGCTGCGCAGCTCTGGTTTCAGCGCCTGGGCGATGCGGCCATCTGGCCAGCGCGCCAGTTCAACCCCATGACGTGCAGCCTGCCTGTGCTCGATCTGCTGGCCTGGCAGCGCGGCGTGGCCCGGTACAGCAACGAGCCGGAACGCCTATACCGCCTGCGCGTCACCCATGCCTACGCCAACGCGCGCGACTCTGGCCAGACGGCAGGCTGGGGCCGCATTTTTGAGCGCCTGGAGCTTGGGGGCCTTTCCCTGGCCGAGCGCGTCCCCGGGCAAGACTGGGATCGCGTGGGCATCATTGCCGATGATTCGCAGTTTCCTGACCAGCAGAACGTGCTGGAAATCATTATTGAGGACTACGGCCGCACCTGCCGCCGTTACTATTTCGACAGCCGCATTCCTATTCCGGCCCTGGCCCATGTGGGCCGCTTTTCCTGGCATCAGGAAACCGTAGAAGCCGCCATGAGCACCCGCGCCATTGCCGATGCCGGCGCGCGTCTGGCCGTGTTTGACCACCATGCCGCCACACTGGAGGCCCACGCATGAGCACTATACTTACCGCCGCGGGCGAGAGCCTTATTGCCCGCCTTCAGGCCGAGGGCAAGGCCCTCATTATCGAC